ACGCCCATGATAGCATTACGCAGGGTCGGGGGAATAACGAAAGCACGATTGTCCAAAGGAACATCGTTCTCGTCCATCTTCTGAATCAGTGCGCGGAAAGCCACATCATCAAAAACGTCGGCAGCTACTACAGTGTCAACAGCATAGGCCGTAAGAGCCGAGCCACCGTTATTGTAGTAAACGTTTGAGTTAACCCAATCAGTACCGTCACCTGCAAGGTCTTCCAACTCTACACGTGTACCGTCACCAACACCAGTAAAGCAAGCAAACAAATCATCGTCCATCTGCTTAGCCAACTGATAGCCAGCATCGTCAGTGTAGTGCTGACGCATGGAGTCCTTCGCTTGCACATCAACGATATCTTCAATCAGCTTTGAATACTCAAAGTGACGATCAATGTTGACGAGCAGTTCAGTATCCAAAGAAGCTTGAATGGTTACCGCAGTAGCCTCAGCCTTCTTGCTCGCAGTCCCGCGCTCAGGCTTGGGAATGTGAAGCTGCTTAACCTTCTGACCCGTTACAGGCATTGACTTACAAAGCGGAACCATTTTCAGATTCGTCTTGTAAGAAGCAATAACCTCATCAGACCAGAGTTCGGGGAGAAAGACATCGCTAGAAGTCTTATCGGTTACAGCATTAGCTGTAAAGTATGTTGCGCTAGTTTCACCAGCCATTTTATATTACTCCAAAAGTTTTGTGTTGCCCTTCGGAGTTAACGTACTCTACCCTCAGCATACGCTTGACGTATGTCAGGGAGCTTGCGTTTATACTCGTCAGGACGTTCAACCATCATATTAACAACGTCAGAGCGTTTATAAATCGGCTTTCCTTTCGACTCAGTAGAGCTTCGTCCACCACCAACAGCTGCCTTTTTAGTTGCTTGCTGCCGCGCAATATCCTCAATCTCTTTAGTCTGAGCAACGTAACCCTTACGATCCTTCCAAGTATTGAACAGGTTGTTAGCAGCCTTAACATCAAACTGCTGATCTGCTTTCACAAACAACTCAGTTCGTACTTCGTCTGCCTCTACCCAGCGAGCAAACTCAGGGTTCTGTATGATTTCCATCATGTCAGGATGCGCTTGTTGTAGCTGCTGCATTGATGCCTGACGCGTGTAGTCTTCAGAAACCTTCTGTGCTTGCTTTACTGTTGGATGATTTTGAACCATCCGCGAGACAGCATCTTTAGGGTTAGAAAAGAAGTCCGTTTCATCGAACTCTTCCTCTTGTGGTGCGTCTTCGAGTTGTGCCGATTGTTGTTGGATGTAGTTATCCACAATCTTCCGAAGGTCACCTACCTCCTGCGACTGCTTCCCTTGAAACTTTTCCTTTTCCAAAAGGATTTGGACTAGATCAGCTGTAGACTTACCAGCATACTTCTCAGGAATTTCAATCTCAGTGCTTTCAGAGGTTGTCTCTTCCGAGGTCTCTTCAGCGTTGATATCGGTGAACTCTTCTTCGCGCTCGTTTTCTTCTGTCATTGTTTACTCCGCTGTGTCCAGTTATGGAGAATATAATGGAAACGTCACTGTGAGTTCTGTTTCCGTTCTTGTCTGAGTTTCTCTTCCCTCTTACGTTCCCACTTGATTTTAGCGCCGGGAAAGTCCCCGGTTACGCCCTCAAGTACAACGTTCGATGGTGAGATCAGACGTTTTGCTTCAGCTCCACACTCGCACCTACAATGAGTAAGTGAAGCATCCGCATATCTTTCGAACATTTCGCCGCTGACAGCACAGCGAAAGTCAAACATTCTTCTAGGCATCAGGTATCTGCCTCTGCGCTTGGATACCCTCCCAAGTTTGTTCGCAGGTTTCCTCAAAGTTTAGTAGCCACGCCACCGCTTTAAGTTGCCCTTGGCAATCAAACAGTTCCTTTTCATTCTCAATGGATTGAATACTGTTAAGACGTTGTGCGTCTTGTCGTAGGTCATCCATCAGCTGCTGCCACCCACTAGTCTTGAATAAAGAGAAGTACGTGTTGTAATACGACTCCAAGGTAGCAAGCTGTTCTGCTGTCAAGTCTTCATTTTGCATAGTTTTTCCTTTCGGGACTATTGACTTTGAGATTCAAAAGTGATACAATATATACTATTATATCATACTTTTAGACAAATGTCAAGCATTATTTTTATTTATTTGCAGTCGTGGTCTTTTTAGCAGGTGCTTTAGCCTCCTCCAGCTTAGCAATCTTTGCGTCCAGTTCCGCGAACTTGATGTTAATTTGCTTGATCGCGTCGATAAAGTCTTTCTTGTCTGCGTATAGGGCCATTAAAGTTCTCCTTGAGTTAGTATTACTTACTGCTTTTCGTACCCTTACACTTCCATCGCTTCCTGCTTAGGTTGTTTGGAGTGTTAGGGTCGTTTCGCTTACTAGCAGGCAGGCGTTTCTTAATACCTGCTGATCTTGCACAATAGCTATCGCCTTTGGGAGTTCCGGGTTTTACCCTAGAACCTCCTCCCTTGGCTTTACCAGCCTGACCATAGCTAACTTTCTTTCCACTGGAGGTAATCTTAACCTTAGCCTTACCTTTTGCTGGTTTCTTATTCGGCATCTTGTGCTCCACTGAATACTAGAATAGACATATCATTATGAATAAAGTCTTTCTTCTCTGCGTATAGGGCCATTAAAGTTATCCTTGCTTAGTCATTGAGTTTATTACACTAAGTCGCATAGAGTCGTTATGCTTCTTTTCATCAAGGCTAAGCTGAGCATTCTTACGTAGCTCCTGCATAGCTTTAATTCGGTAGTCGAAGGACTTGTCCTCTTCGTTATCCTTGAGGTCATTGGTGATAGCTTGTACCATCTGGAGCTGAATCTTCTCAGGTTCAACCTTACCTTCTTCTGTGTACTTGAATGCACGTGCCTTAGACTCGTCAGCTTGTGCGCTGATAGCGTCTGTCTGTGCTTGTTTGAATGCCAGCTCCATCTCGTGCATTTGATTCTGCATCTCTTGCACTTGAGGATTAGGTTGCGCTGCTGCTTGCAACTGAGCCACCAACTTCTCTTTGTTAGAGACAGAGGTGTTCTGAACAACAGACGTAACCAGAGTGTTGTACAACGGGGAGTCTGGCCCCATAGTCTGCAACAGTCCAACAAGCTGCTGGTTCTCAGCCTCACGCCCAATAGTACCCAGTGAGGTAATAGGCGTAAACGAGTAGTCAGCTGACGGGTAGTTCTCAGAGTCAAACTGCATGTACCGCCAAGCTGCCTTGCGTATCAAAGGAACAAGAAAGGACTCTTGAAAGTTTACTACTGTGCGCTTGTGTCGCTTAATGACAGCCGCCATGCTCATAGTGACTGCACCAGTCTTAGCCCCCGCTACGTTGCTTAGTAGGCCAGTGCTGTCGATTGCACCTGTAGACTGTTGTACCATGTCCTGTAACGCTGCCGCTTGAGCAAAGGTAATCTGACTAACATCACCCAACTTAAACGGAGTCATGATCTCATTAGGGTTACCTTGAGTCAGGAACACCTTGCCGGGTTTTACTTCAGCTCGGAAACCACGAGGCAGTCTTGTAGCGTCCATCGCCATCATGGGGTGAACTGTCAGAGCCAGCGCATCAACACGCGCACGTATCTCTGCATCCAGTGCCTTCTGTGAGTTGTAAGCCTTCTCAACAACACCACGGCCCCGGAGCTGTCCCGGCACTACGTCCCATTGGAATGTAATAACAGGACGGTCACACATCATGTATGGGTTCTTGGTAGCCTTCAGTACAGTACCGCCGTTGGCAATAACAACAACAGCCTCAGTGTACCGCTGGGTAAGGTCAAGGTCTTTCTCAGACTCGTACTCTTTCAGCAGCTCAGTAGGTACAAGCCCGTAGTAACGAACAATCTTAACCTGCTCAACGTTGTCGCTGATGGTAGAGTTGTCAGGGCTTAGCTCAGTTGAAGTAAAGACAGTAGCTGATACATTCTCAGGGAGATAGATACCATCGTCTTGGAGCTGCTCAATGTGGTGTAGTCCTACGTACTCTTCAACAGCTACGCCCAACGCATCATCAACACAGGTAGCACTGGGGTCGTGAATGAAATGTTTCTCTTGAACAGGGTTTAGTTTAATGAACGGACGAGTATCCACCTGTACACCGTAGCTAGCCATGTCACCATCCATGGGCTTACGGGTAGGTTTCATTACCTTACCTTCTTCAATGATTAGCTCACCAACACCAGTACCAGTAACAGCGGCGTTACAAAGAACTTCAACACAAGCCTGTCGAATCTTACAGTACTTGAAGTCCTCCATGAGCTTGTTACGAATCTGCTCTACATCAATACGCTCTTTAGGATCAACGTCACCTAGATCATCTTCAATGTCAAACCAGTTGCCACTACCAAAGCAAGCCTCTTCAACCTCAGCCGTAGAACTCTCAACAGCCTGTGAGGTAGCAGGAGCAATCAACTTAGAACGCTCAGTTCCCCTAGTCTTATCTTCAGCTGCCCACTGGCCCCGCCATATACGGTAGTACTCTTCGTGCTTGTCTTCGTACTTGGTACGGTAGTGGTTACGCCACTCAGTCGCTAGGGTGTTAACCCACTCGCCCAGCTGACCAGTGTAGAGTAGTTCACCGTCTTCGTTGAAATCCATATTAGTATCCTGCTATGCTGTCAAGAATGTATTCTTCTTCAATATAGTCTTCATCGTCTAGGCCGTATACTTCCTCAGCCATTTGATCAATGTACGCTAATGCGTCAACCATATCATCGTGTGTTAGTGGGTCAGGGAACTGGAAGAGTTGATCAAGGAACTCATTGTTCCAGTCGTCCTTCTGTAGCGTTACCCAACCGTTTTCAAACTTACCCTGCAATGCCCACATAACCCTGTCAGTCTTCTTCTGGTTACCGTGAGCTAGTTCCTGTACGTGGAAGAACTTACCGCTACGCTTCTGTAAATCCATGAGTGGCCCCATGACAGCGTTGCGAGCTATACCCTTCTCAATACCTACCGCTACAGGACGGTAACGTTTAACAGCCTCAAATATCTTTACAGCTGTCTCGTTAATGTCCCATCGTCCCTTGATGATGTTTGCAACGTGCCAGTTACCAGCAGACACGTACACAACAGCAATAGCCGTATCATCTAGTCTTTTGTTTTTCTTCCTCTGGCCTATGTTCTCAAAGCCAGCCATGTCAATAGCAATGTAGCAACGTGCATCAGGAGGCGGCTCATCAGTAAACCTTAACCACTCCTCCTTAAACATCTGGCTACCACGTGCTTCAAAGCTTGCTAGGTACTCCTGACGGAATGCCCATGATGGTAGCTCAGCTTTTGCTGCTTCAATCTCTTCCTTCGGTACAAACGGATTATCATAGGTCGTGTAGTGCCACGCCTTGTACGTACCTGTAGTGTCCTCCTGAGCCTTCACGTACAGCTCGTAGAAGTGATTACGACCCATAGGCGTACCAATGAACATGGCCTCCCCTTGTAGGTCTGAGAGAGCAGGACGTAAGATCACAGACCATACATCCTCTTTCATGTCAGCGTACTCGTCCAGTACAGCGAAGTAGAGCTTGACGCCACGCATTGTATCTGGTCTATCGGAACCCTTTAACTTGATCTTGGTTCCATTGAAGATTTCAATCTCCATGTTGTTTTTGTTGACAGCCTTAACTAACGGCCCTGCCAAGTCCAACAACTTATCCCACATGATGTCACGTGCCTGTCCCTGCGTGGGGGCAACGTAGAACACCTCACCTACTGTAGATTCCAGCCTCTTGGTAATGAGCTTAATGGCAGCATACTCAGTCTTACCTGTACGTCTCCCCGCTCCAATAACATCGAAGCGAGCTGGACTAGCTGCTACCTCTAGCTGCCAAGGGAGTAGCTCAAAGTTACGATTGACTTCAGACAACCTAGATGTACCTGTACGTTCTAGCTTTGGTGAACAAGTCAGGATTGGTGTGATGCTTGTCAAAATACAGCTGTCGCTGCTTCTTCTTGTTACCCTTAAACGCTTCTAACAGATCAGCATTCTTAGCTAGCCGATACATACGGAATAGGAAAAGTTTGTCCTGTTCGTCTGACTTGAGCTTACGCGGGTCATTGTGTTCCTTTGCATCTGTCACCCACTTAGGTACTTCAGCTTTAGCCTTAGTGTAGTACAGTTCAGCAGCATCAAGGTCTTCTTTGAATACATTGAGACCTTTCTTACCACTAGGCAACTCACCGTTCAACCACTGGTACTTACCCTTAGCTGACGAGTCCTTATTAGATGCCTCAGGGTTATCGTCTGATTCAATCATAGCAACGCCATTCATAAACTCTTTGATGTTGGGTAACATCTCAGGGTCAACACCAATGTCATTGAACATCAGGTTAACAGCAGGGTCTTCCAACAGCGGATCACTAGGCATCTTAAACATGGTCTTGTCTAGTAATTCCTTAGAGTAACCATCAGCAGTAACAGGATTCTCTGGTATGTTAGAAGCAACGTCAGGTCTACGGATGTATTCAGAGAGCAGTCCGGGGTTACTCACCACAGGCTTCGGTGCTGGTTGTGCTACTCGCTTAGGAGGCGGCGGTGTATTAACAGAAACCTCCTCAGCATCATTCCTACGGTAGTAGTCAATGACTTGTTGTTGCTTCTCTTCTGGCATGGAAGCAAGGTTACGAAGAACATTGTCAGGGATACTCTTAGGTAGGTCTTTCATTTAGTATCCTCATTATTGTTAACAGTCTCCCACTCACCATCCTCGGCAGACTCGGAACCTTCAATGTTAACACCACTGCCTATACCACTGATGGTAATATTAACAGCACTCTTACCACCACTACGCTTAATGTCGTCTTCAAACAGACTGGTAGGAACAATACGATCAGCAACAATCTTCCATGCTGCTGCTTGGTGCTTGTGTTCATCATCTAACGCAGCGTTAAAGATTGCTTCAAGTACCCTTCGGGACTTAGGGGAGTTAAGCATCCTCCGCTTATAGTCCAACATGATACTAGCTTCACCTTTAGGTCTGCCAACAGGAAGCTTACCTTTCTTTGGTCTACCAACACGCTTTGGTTTGGAACTTGAGTTCCCCGCTACAGATTCGCCAGTGTCAGGTTTCTCTGGAGACTCGGTATCGCTCATAAGATTATCCTTTTAGGGTCTTTGTTTAAGAGAATTGTTATAAGATTATTATTAAAGAAGGATTTATAAATGGATTAGATGTTAATAACAAGAAGAATATTAACAACAAGTCTTATAATCCTTTCCTTGGAG